CTAATGCTAATGGCGGAGCAATGACAGATTTAAGATCTCAAATACAGGAAGGTATTGCAAGCATTGCTGAATCTAAAAAGCTATACGCAAGTACAATACAAAGATTAACACAAGAAATCAAAAGATACAACAGACTCAATGAAGAAGGTCGAACTATCCGTTGACAAAATAAGCTAAATACTATATATTAAAGGTACCTATTATGAGTTGGAAAAAACATTTTACAAGATACGAACCCAATAATGGAGTTCGTGCAAAAGCCAATAGATGGCAGAGCTGGTTGCCAGAAGTTTATTCTGGGCAGCCTAACCGTGTTGAGCGTTATGTACAATACGATCAAATGGACATGGATAGCGAAATCAACGCAGCCCTAGACACAATTGCAGAGTTTTCAACTCAAAATGAAACTCAATCAAAACTTCCTTTCAGTATCAATTACAAAGATGAGATGACTGAGAGTGAAATTAATTCTATTACAACTGCACTAAAACAATGGTGCAACATCAATGATTGGGAACGCAGAATTTTCAATATGTTCCGCAGTACAATCAAATATGGCGATCACTTTTTTATTCGTGATCCAGAAACATACAAACTTATTTGGGTAAACCCAGCTGATGTTGTAAAAGCAGTTGTAAACGAAAGTACTGGTAAGGAAATTGACCAGTATATTATGAAAAATATCAATTTAAACTTACAAGATATGGTAACAACTGATACACGAAAACTAAACAATATGGGTATCAGTGGCACACAAGGAATTCCAGCAGCAAAAACAGGAGCAGGTGTTTATCAAGGCGGCATGAACGCAAACAACACTGAGTATGCAGTAGATGCAAGCCATGTTGTACATGTTAGTATGACAGACGGCATGAATGCAGGCTGGCCTTTTGGTGTTAGTATTCTTGAAAGTGTATTTAAAGTTTATAAACAAAAAGAACTATTAGAAGATTCAATTATCATCTATCGTGTCCAACGTGCGCCAGAACGCCGTGTATTTTACATTGATGTAGGTAATATGCCAGCACACAAAGCTATGAGTTTTGTTGAGCGTGTTAAAAACGAAGTACACCAAACACGTATTCCAAACAAAACAGGTGGTGGTACAAATGTTATTGACGCAAGTTATAACCCACTATCAATTATGGAAGACTACTTTTTTGCTCAAACAGCAGAAGGTCGTGGATCAAAAGTTGACGTATTGCCAGGCGGCGACAACTTAGGTGAAATTGATGATTTGAAATACTTCAACAATAAACTAATGCGTGGTTTACGTATTCCTAGCAGCTACTTACCAACAGGACCAGAAGATGGAACAGCAACATATCAAGATGGTCGTGTAGGTACAGCACTTATACAGGAATTCCGTTTTAGCAAGTATTGCGAGCGTTTACAATTAATGCTACAGCCAGTATTAGACAAAGAGTTTAAAATGTTCTTGAACTACAAAGGTGTTGAAGTACCAGCAAACTTGTTTGACTTAATATTTACAGAGCCACAGAGCTTTAGCCAGTATCGTGAAATTGAAATTGACAGTGCAAGAGCCGCAGTGTTTGGTAACTTGGACGGTGTGGGCTACTTGAGTAAACAATTCCTTCTACAAAAATACTTGGGCTTAAACCAAGATGAAATGAAAGAAAACGAATACTTATGGAAAAAGGAAAATGACGCTGAATCATCACCAGATCAGTCAATTCAAGGCGATTTAGGCGCATTGGGTGTAAGAGGCGGTGATATCGATGGTTTTGAACCAACAGAAGTTGATGACGATGAACCAGATACAGATGGCGATGATTTAGATATTGATACAAGTGGCGAAAGCCCACTTGGTGGAGAAACAGGAGGCACTGACGATGAGGTTTAATGAGTTAGCGCAAGAAGCAGAAAATGATGAATACGGCAAATGGGATATTGATGACACTCGTCGTCCTAAACTAAAGCTACGTCACATTAATAAAATGCGTAAAATGAGAGAACTTCGCAAAGTAGAGCATCAAAAAGAAGTACGTGAGTACCAAAAGATGTATAGCCAGCAAGGCGGCGAATAAAGTACGCATATTTGATTTTTTCCACAATTTTTTTACCAAAATTGCGGTTTTAACCGCATTTCGCTATGGTGTTAACCAAAGCGTCTTAAATATATATGTTATAACCTATTCTATAAAGGAGATTTAATATGAGTGCTCAAGATCGTTATACAAAGATTATCGAGAGCTTAGTAAACGGAGACGAAGCAAATGCTTCAGATCTACTACACGAAGCTTTCGTTGAAAAAGCTCGCGAGATCTGGTCAGATCTAGTAGAGCAAGATGAAATCGCAGAGGATGAGGTTTCAGAAGAAGAACTAGAAGAAGCAATTAGCGACGAAGAAGCTGATGATTTTCTAGACGATATCGAAACAGACGAAGATGAAATTGAAGCAGAAGAAGCGTTCGGTGAAGCTGACGACGAAGACGAAGGCGAAATGGACATGGACGATGCTGAAATGGAACTAGGCGACGAAGAACCAGAAGCAGATGATGCACACGGTGATATCGAAGACGCTATGGTAAATGTTGAAGATGCGCTAGCAGATCTTAAAGCAGAGTTTGCAGCCCTAATGGGTGAAAAAGACGATGCTCCAGCTGAAGAACCAGAAATGGAAGAAGAGATTGCTTTCGAATCAGCAGACGAAGAAGAAGAACTTGAAGAATCAGCAGACGAAGAACTAGAAGAAGCAACTGAAGAAGAAGCAGAAGAACTAGAAGAAGCAGCTGATCTATCAAAAGTAGGCAAAGATGGCGCAATGCACCCAGTAGATATGCCAGCAGGCGATGACGGTAAAGCATCACCAGTAGCAGGTAAAAATGACATGGGCGGCACAGCGGTTGACATGACTAAAGATAGCGCAGGTTCATCAAAAGGTCTTTCAGATACATCAGCAAAAGAAATGGGTGTAGCACATCCAGGTGACGGTGCAGCAATGAAAGCTGAACCAAAAGGTCACGGTGCTGAGAAAAAAGGCAAGGCTGAATAATTATGCGTCCACTAAGAGAACAACTTTCATTTGATCAAGCGAAATGTATCGTCGAATCCGCTGAAGACGGCAAGGGCGGCAAGAGCTTGTACATGGAAGGTATTTTTGTTCAAGGAGACAAGCGTAATCAAAACCAAAGAGTTTATCCTGTTAGCGAGATTGCAAAAGCTGTTAAGTCAGTTCAGCAAAAAATCGATGACGGGTTTACAGTATTAGGCGAAGCAGACCATCCAGATGATCTACAAGTTAACATTGATCGTGTTTCACACATGATTGAAAAGATGTGGATGAACGGTGCGGATGGTTATGGCAAGCTAAAATTATTACCGACTCCAATGGGGCAGATTTGTATCACCCTATTGGAAAACGGTGTAAAATTAGGTGTATCATCACGTGGTAGCGGCAACGTTAGTGAGAGTGGTAATGTTTCAGAGTTCGAGATTCAAACAGTAGATATTGTTGCGAATCCAAGTGCTCCTGACGCATACCCAGATCCAATTTATGAAGCTATCATGAACGGTAAGCGTGGCAACATTCTTATGGACGTTGCTCAAGCATCAACACATGATGATGCAGCATCTAAGTACTTGCAAGAAGAAGTACTTAAATTCATCAATAACTTAGATATTAGGAGAAGATAAAGAATGGCACATGCAATCGACCAACTCCTAAGTTCAGAAGTTTTAAGCGAAGAAGTACGTACTACACTAAGCGAAGCTTGGGAAGCAAAGCTAAGTGAAGCACGTGAAGAAATTACAGCAGAACTACGTGAAGAGTTTGCAAATCGTTACGAAGCAGATAAAGAGCAAATGGTGGAAGCACTAGACTCAATGCTAACTGACACAATTAAAGCAGAACTTGTAGAATTTGCAGAAGATAAAAAAGCAGCAACTGAAGCAAAGGTAAATTACCAGCGCCAAATTAAAGAGCATGCTGCACTTCTTGATCAATTCGTAATGGAAACACTACAAAAAGAAATCCAAGAACTACGTGATGATCGCAGACTTCAGGAAACAAACTTCGAGAAGCTAGAAGACTTCGTAATGGAGCAGCTAACTTCAGAACTTAATGAATTCCACCAAGACAAGCAAGAACTTGTAGCAGAAAAAGTTCGTCTTGTTAAAGAAGGAAAAGAAATGATTGCTGAAACTAAGCGTGAGTTTATCTCTAAAGCAAGTGCAAAACTAGCTGGTATTGTTGAAACAACACTATCAACTGAACTAAGCACACTTAAAGAAGATATCCAAACAGCAAAAGAGAATATGTTCGGTCGTAAGATTTTCGAAACATTCGCAGCTGAATTCATGGGCTCACACCTAGCAGAAGGCACAACAGTTTCTAAACTATCACAAGAGATCCTAGATGTAAAAGCAGAATTAGCGGAAGCTAAAGAAGCAGTTGCAGCGAAGGAAGCATTGATTGAAGCAGCAGACAAAAAAGCGGCACGTATTGCAGAATCAGCAACACGTAAAGCAAAAATGGATGAGCTACTATCACCTCTTGCGAAAGACAAACGTGAGTTAATGGAAAACCTACTTGAGTCAGTAGCAACATCAAAGCTACAGACTGCATTTAACAAGTATATTCCAACAGTGCTAAACGAATCAGTAAAAGCACCAACTCAAACAATTACAGAGTCTCAGAAGACTGAGATTACAGGTAACAAGGCAAGCACACAGGCAACTGAAAGCGATGCCGATATCATTAACCTAAAAAAACTAGCAGGTATCAACTAAGGAGAATACCCAAATGTCACAAAACCTATTTGAAAACTGGAGCGTAACAAAAGATGCTCTAACAGATGGTCTAGCAGGCAACAAAAAAGTGGTTATGGAATCAGTTCTTGAAAACACAAAGAGCTATCTTTCAGAAGCCGCAGCCTCAGGCTCAACAATGGCAGGTAACATTGCAACACTAAACAAAGTTATCCTACCAGTAATTCGTCGTGTAATGCCAACAGTTATCGCGAACGAACTAGTTGGCGTTCAGCCAATGACAGGTCCAGTAGGCCAAATCCACACACTACGTGTACGTTACTCAGAAACAGCTGGCGGCGTAGCAGCAGGTGATGAAGCACTATCACCATTTGCAATCGCAAAAGGCTACTCAGGTGACGCAGCAACAGGCGGTCCAGCTTCAACATCAACACTTGAAGCAGAAGCAGGCCGTAAACTAAGCATCCAAGTTCTAAAGCAGACAGTGGAAGCTAAAACACGTAAGCTATCAGCACGTTGGACATTTGAAGCAGCGCAAGACGCTAACTCAATGCACGGTCTAGACGTAGAAGCAGAAATCATGCAAGCACTTGCACAAGAAATTACTGCTGAAATCGATCAAGAAGTTCTAGGTTCACTACGCACACTAGCAGGCGCAGCAACAGACACATATGATCAAGCAAACGTATCAGGTCAAGCAACATTCGTAGGTGACCAACACGCAGCACTAGCGGTTCTAATCAACCGTGCAGCAAACCTAATCGCAACACGCACACGCCGTGGCGCAGGTAACTACGTTGTTATTTCACCAACAATGCTAACAGTACTACAATCAGCTACAACATCAGCATTTGCACGTACAACAGAAGGTCCATTCGAAGCACCTACAAACACAAAATTCGTAGGTACACTAAACAACACAATGCGTGTTTTCGTAGACCAGTACGCAGCAGACGATGCACCGATCCTAGTAGGTTACAAAGGTGACGGTGAGATGGACGCAGCAGCATTCTACTGCCCATACATCCCACTAATGTCATCAGGTACAGTACTTGATCCAGCAACATTTGAGCCAACAGTATCATTCATGACACGTTATGGCTATGTTGAGCTAAACAACCAAGCATCATCACTAGGTAACGCAGCAGACTACCTAGCGAAGATCGGCGTTGACGCAGCAGCACTATCATTCCAGTAAGAACTACTTACGGAACTTTATAAGGAAGCAGGGCTTTATGCCCTGCTTTTTTAATTAAAAAATAAAAAAAGGCATTAAATGCCTTTTTTTCTTGACTTTGTTATATTTCTGTTACAATAATATGTTATACTCTATGAGTTAACAATTAGAAGGAATTTAACATGAAAAACATTTTAGCAGCAACAGTAGTTGTATTAGGTGCAACTTCAGTATCTGCACGTGATTATGTTCACATTGCAGGATCATCAACTGTACTTCCATACGCAACAATCGTAGCAGAAGCATTTGGTGACAACTTTGATTTCCCAACACCAGTAGTAGAAAGTGGAGGCTCAGGAGCAGGCCGCAAGCGTCTATGCGAAGGCGTAGGTTATAATACAATTGATATTGCAAACAGTAGTTCGCTTATGAAAGAAGCTGAAGCAGCTCGTTGTGCTGAAGTAATCGACTTTGCAAAAGTACAGATTGGCTATGATGGTATTGTTTTTGCATCACGTTTAGAAACTACAGGTTTTGAAAATTTAACTCCTGGCCAAATTTACTCAGCAGTTTCAGCAACATCAACAGCAACTAACTGGAATGAGATTGATAGTTCATTCCCAGATCGTGCTATTAAAGTATATCTACCAGGCACAAAGCATGGAACTCGTGAAGTGTTTGATAAAAAAGTTATGGTTGCAGGATGTAAAGAAGTAGGCAACTATAATGCAGACTTAGGAAAAAAAGTAGCAGAAAAGGAATGTATGAAAGTTCGCACTGATGGATTGAGTGTAGATATCGACGGTGACTATACAGAAACACTGGCAAGTTTAAGCACAAACAAAAATGGTATTGGTGTGTTTGGTCTATCGTTCCTTTTGAACAACACTGACACAATCTACGCAGCAACAATCAATGGTGTTGAAGCAACCACAGAAACAATCGCTACCGGCGAATATCCAATCAGCCGTCCATTGCAGTTCTATGTAAAACTAA